TCTGAACTGGTTCAAAGAATGGTTATAATCAAACTTATTAATCATGAAAGAGAAAAAAACAGAAAAAGCCCGGCGGTTGTTTGCCGCCGGTGACTTAAAAGGGGCGTTGAGTATTTACAAAACGTTCCCTTTCGGGTTCACACGAGACGAAAAACGTGCTATTGAAATTGCTTACGAATCACTTATCGGGCGGGCAGATTTTTATCAGCGCTTAGGTATTGACACCTCAGCTATGATAATACAATCAAAAGAAATTATAAACTTAAAATATACCAATTAATTATTTAAAAAATTAACATCAAATGGAAACATTAGAATTACAAAAAGGATTGAACGAAGTTGTAATCAACAAGGTTCAACGGATGATTGAAAACAAACAATCAGGAGTACAAGCATCAATGGAACGGCTTGTAAACGAGGGTAAAATCGCACAGGATTTTATCGCTCCTATCGGAGTGAACCTGCGAATGAATGAAAAGAAGCCTGTTATAACTTTCGGTGCAAACGGACATGTTCAAATGTTTATGGGAAACGGTGAGTTTACATTGCATGAAAATGCAGTTTATCAACTCGCTGACAAAATGGGTATTCCTGCCAGATACCTGCGGGAGCTTGCAAGCGGTGATGAATGGAAACGGCAACTTGCCGCAACCGTTTTGAACGAACATTCAAGTTGGACACAACGAACAAGGGTACTTGTTCGCTCAGTCGGTACAGAAGTCAGGGGCGTTTTAAGCGACAGTTATCGCCGCCTAAACAGTGTTGAAATTTTAACCGGATTTATAGAGGAAGCCGGACGACAGGGAGCGGTTGTTAGCGATGCCTATATGAGTGACACAAAAGTATGGGCAGAAACAATCCTGCCGACACCCCTTACCATCCCAACAAAGAAAAACGGTGATGTTATCATTTTCGCAGGGGCTCGATTCTCGACGAGTGATTATGGAGACGGCGCAGTTGATATGAGAGCGTTTCTTCTGAACGGCGCTTGCTTGAATGGAATGGTTCGTGAAAGCGTGATGAAACAGGTACATTTGGGTTCAAAACTGCCAGATAACCTACAACTAAGTAACCGGACATACGAACTTGACACCCGGACAACGGTTTCAGCCGTTCGAGACTTGACAAAGGGGCTTTTCGGAAAAGAAAACATCATGCAAAAGGCTATTGAAATACAGGGCGCGAGCGAGATTGACGTTGATTTTAATGAAGAATTAAAACGCATGGTAAAGGCCGGTTCTTTGTTGAAATCGGACAGCGATAGCGTTGAAAAGATACTTATGCGCAACAATCCGGACGATGGAGTACAAGGCGGCGCAACGCTATGGAAACTCACTCAGGCTATAACGGCACATGCTCGCGAACTTGACCCACGTAGAAGCCGCGAATTACATGAAATTTCAGGGGCTTTGCTTAATCGGGTGAAGACTGTCTAATTTACAAACAACGCCCGCAAATCAACTTAAAATAAGGTTTGCGGGCTTAATAATAAATACATATGGGAATAAGAGGATATATCTACAGGGTTTCGTTCAAAGAAACCGTTGACGGAAAAAAGGATTACTTTTATGGTTCGCTTTCTGCTATTTTCACAGACTTTACGCCTGAAAAAATCGGCTGTAAGGTGCAAAGGTTATGGAACATCAAGATAACAGAAGAAAAACCGTATATTGGGCGGAAATGTACCATTACGAAAGAACCATTAAGGAGGAAAACACAAAAATAGTATCATTTTTTTGTGTAATTTATTTTGTAGAAATAAAAAAAAGTTTTATCTTTGCGATGTCGAATTGTAAGATTCGACAAAAATATACCGAGTTGAAGATCGGGCTGAGAACGAGTCAGCGTTCCGTACCTTCAATTCGGTTATTTTTTGTGTAATTTTATAAAATGAAATATAATAGACGTATCTTTTCGCTTTT